CGATAGGCGTCTTCATCCGACGCCGTTGCCTCATCTCGTCGCACCCAGTCGAGCGTGTAGGCTTCTCCCGTCGTGCTGCCTTTGCGGTTCGCTTCCGCCAACGCTGCGGCAACTCGCAACAGTGCTTTCGGCTGCAGGTCAAAGCCCTCGCGTCGCAGTAGCGCAGCCTCATGCTTCAGCACTGTCACTGCTCGACGCAAACCCGCACGCTCCGTCCAATCTAGGCTTGGCGCTAGCATGTACTTCGGCACCTTAAGCGCGCGCCAAACACGATGCCTAACCTTGCGGTCGAGCGGAATGCCAACGGCAGGCGCCGCCGTGCTGTCTTCGTGGTTTCGTTTGGCCGTTGTCATCCGCTCACCTTTTCGTTGTGTCGCTTGCCACGACTGGCATCTATTGCCGCCGTAAGATCAACTGGCCCGCAAACCATATCGCTCTTGCCATCTGCGCGACGGTAGGTGTATGTCACGCTGCAATGCGCGGCAAGCCATGCAAAGTTGTCGGCGGCTTGCCGGTCATTCTCAAGCTCGGCTTCGTAGCTCGCTTGCTGTCGCTGCAACAGCGCCCGCAAGTGTTCAATTTCGTCTGCTGCTTCGCGAGCCATCGCAGCTCCATGAAGGCAGGTATCGAAGCCTGCCATTGAGGCGCGCAGCCGTTCGAGAATGTCCAGCTTTTGCTCCATTTTCAGCAGGCGCAGCGTGTCGGTGATTGGTCGAATTCCCATGGGGGCATTTCCTTTCAGGCGGCGCACTGCGCTAGGTTGAACACGCTGGCGGGAGCCGGCGGGCGGATGGGTGTGCAGAGATGCGCTGGCACAATGACGCGCAGCGGCGGTGCGTTGATGAACTTCTCATTTTCATCTTCGGCCTTGGCTTTGCGCTCCGCAACGAGGCGGCGCTGACTTTGGCAATGGGAAACACGCGCGGCCTCACGGTGCTTCTCGCGCTCTTCTGTTGATATCGAAGTCAGTACCCATCGCGCCGATGCGGCACCCATAATGCAGCACACCAGTCCGCGCTCGCGCAGTCGGCGGATGATGGTCAAGGCGTGATGTTGCGTGCAGCCAAAGCGCTCGGCAAGGACTCGGCTTGACGTTGAGCGGCCTTCGGCGATCAGGTCAAGCATGCGGGATTGGTTGGGCTTGAGTGGGGGCATGTAAGTCACGCCCTCATTGCACACCGACATGCAAGATCGCACTGGCCGGAACTACAGTACTGCAAGTAAAGCCGAACTCTTGCATTACCGGCTTCCAGCGCGTACCAATGTTGCGCTTCCACGGGCCGCACGCAACGCCTTGGTCTGGCGTGAAGACGTGCTGCGAGTACAGCAGCGCCTGAGAGTAAATCGCGGTCGGCGCCGAAGAACGGGACTGCGCGCTGTTGTCGAACGTGACGGTGGGGTAGGCAAAGGATGCCACGGCGGGTACGGCCGGGGTCGTGTAGCAAATCTGAGTGCTCGGCAGTAGCGACTTGTCGTACAGCACCGCACCGTCGAGCGTCAAGTTCAAGTGGATCACGTCAAGCGTCGCGCCGTCGTAGGGACACGTACTTGTGATCTGCCCAGTGGTGGTGAAGCCAACCGAACTCGGGCCCGCACACGTGAAGCCGATGTAGGTCGTCGTGCCGCGCACGGGGTTGACGGTGTAATCCTTCGCGCAGTTGCCCGAGTAGACGAAGCTGGACCCGGGATCGACGGCCGCGATGGACCAGCGCAAAACGCCGCCGTAGGGCAGATCGACTCTGACCGGAACGTAGATGCCGAGCACCGGGTTCGGCGTGATCGTCTGTGCTTGCGTGAGGCCGATGAGAGCAAAGAGCACTGCGGCCAAAATTGCTTTGAACATGAGTGTGCTTTCAGAGTTGTGACGCACTTTGCGCCGTGTTGAAAAATAGAATGCGTGTTGGGGAGTCTCGGTCGCTTTCTAGAACGGGATGTCGTCATCCATGTCATCAAAGCCGGTCGATGACTTTGGCTTCGCCGCCGACGGCGCCTTACCGCTCTTCGCGTCCGAGTAGTTGTTGCCGCCGGAAGTCGACCCTTTCGCGCCGCGCTCGCCACCATCGTCCTTCGAACCGAGAAGCACCAACTGATCGCAGATGACTTCTGTGGCGTAGCGCTCCACACCGTCCTTGTCGGTGTACTTGCGCGTTCTCAAGCGACCCTCGACGTAGATCGACTTGCCTTTCTCGATGTACTCGCCCGCAATCTCGGCCAAGCGGCCGAAAAATGAAAGACGGTGCCACTCTGTCTCTTCCTGTTTCTCGCCGCTGGTCTTGTCCTTCCATTTGCGGCTGGTAGCGATGCTGACGTTGCAGACCTGATCCCCGTTGGGGAAGGTACGCACTTCCGGGTCGCGGCCGGCGTTGCCGATCAGGATGACTTTGTTGACTGAGGCCATGGATGGGTTTCTTTCTATGTCTCTGGATTGAGTGGGCTGCGCCGCTTACTGTGTGGCCTGCTTTACCACCGACGCCACCAGGCGCTCGGTAGTCCTCTGCACCGCTTCAACGGCACCAGCGCCAATACTCGCCGCTGCCGCGCCGCCAAAGGCTGCAAACAAGCCAGCCCACATCAGCAACTTCTCTTCTTGATTGAGCGATGACTCGACGATGTGTATGGACGGCAGAAGCATGCGGGAAAGTTCTTCGCCCAAGTCAACCGCGCTTTGGCATTCTTCGCGGTGGATCATCAGTACGCTTTCCCGCCGGCCGCGGCGCGCGCTTGCGGCTTGTGATCAGCACGCTGCGCGTTGAACACCATCTTCTCGGCAATCGCATCGCCCAAGTCGTATCCGTAGGCGCCGGCCAGATCGAAGATGCGGATGGCGGCGTCGGCCGGCTCAACTTCACGCATGTCACGGTGCGGCAGCTTGTCGTCGGGCAGGCTCTTGCGATCTCCTTCCATCGACTCGGCAACTTCGCTCACGATCAGCATGAGCTTGTTCGAGAACGTCAGCGGGTTGTCGCGCGTGTCGCTGCCGTCTGGCCGGTGCCACCAGCCAGCGCGATGCGAGGCTTGATGGCAGGCGTTGGTCAGCATGTTGCCGCACTCACGAATCTCGCGGATCAAATCGATCATTGTGTTTCTCCACATTCCAATACGTGCTCGGCGATGGCTGCACAGATCAACGGCCATGCACTCTGGCTCCACAGGCCGTGGCCCTTCTCCACCGTGGCTGGCGTGAAGCCGAGCGTCTTGTCAATGAAGTCACGCGACACGGTGAATCCAAGACGCTCGCTCATGGCGCCCAATTTGAGCGTGGGCGGCCCGTCGGGATGATGCGGCGCGGTGACAGAGCGCAGCGCCAGCGCGGCGCCGGCCAACATGGCTGGCGCTGCCGCTGCGGAGTGCGTGCCTGGCGGCGTGTACGGGGCGGCTTCGCGCTTGTCAGACGCAAGAGTTTCCGCCCTTCCCAAGATGGCCGCTGGCAACTCGGCCGACGCACCGGCGCGCTGCCGCGCCGCTTCCTCTTTCTCCATTTCGGCGATGGCGCGCGCGCGATCGGCGGCCTGCTCGCGCTCAATGCGAGCCGCTTCCTCTGCCCGGATGCGTTCGCGCTCTTTCTCTTGCCGCTGATGTTCTACGGCCAGGCGCTGCGCGATCACTGCGGCCAGATCATCGGCAGCTTTCAGCACCAGCGCCTGCGCGTCGGGGAACAGTGACGGCGCGCCAGCAGCAGCAATGGCCTTGAGGTTCGCATCGATCTTGTCAGCCGTGGTATTGGCTTCGATCTTCACCCGCGCAATCTCGGTGTCGATCGCGTTGCGCACGCTGTCGATGGTCTTGAGTCCCTTGATGGCCTCGGGGAAGTTGAAGGCCAGCATCGGCATCAGGCGCTGGCCCAGCCGCGCGTTGAGCGCCTGCATGTGCTCGTCAACGGCTTGCCGGCCACGGCGGCACTCGTCCTCGCGGATCTGTTCCTTGCGCGCCTTGACCATCTTCTCGCTGGCCAGCCGCGCAGTGCGCGCCACGTCTTTGAAGTCGGCCACCATGCGGCGCATGGCTTCGACATTGGCAATGCCGGCCATCGCATTGGACTCGGCAGCCTCAAGAGCATCCTCGGCTTTCTTCAAGGACTTGCAGGCCGCCTCGGCGTCGGCGAATTCCTGATCGGTCGCCGGCCTCGCCGGAATCTTGGCGACAAACGCCTTCAGCGCGGCGCCGAAAGCCGGCAGGTTCGATTGCACGGCAAGTTGGCCATCCAACCGCACGCTGACCGCGGGCAGGCTTTCAACGGCCCGGGCGGTGACCGCCGGCACGACGTCAGTGGGCACGTAGGCCGCCAGATCGACCTCGAATTGTTCCCAACCGGCCAACACATCGGCGATCAGACGCTCGTCACGTCGCACCCAGCAGTGGCGCGTTGGCTCTGCCAAGGTGCCGTCATCTTTCCACTTGCTCGCGCTAAACAGCGTGCGCTTGGCGCCGGAGCAGTGCTGCTGGTGGGCGATCTGCACGCGGTGGTACAGCGGCAACGAGTCTCCAACGTGCACGCTGCCGATGGCATCGACCGGCAGCAGAGAGCGCAACTCGTCGCGCATCAGCTTGTGCTCCCAGTCGCAGTCGGCCATCAGCGTGCGGCCGTCAAGCGACGCCGATAGGTCGCCGCGGGCCACAACCGCCGGCACCAGATCCTCGCCAATCAGTTGCTCAGCCAGCAGGCGGCACAGCGCCTCCGCTCCATGGCCCTCGTCAAACAGGCGCTGTTTGCCGCTATCGACCTCGGCATCAATGCCGCTGTGCACACGGCGCAGCAGCGCTGAGCGCGTTTCGTAGGGGCTGCAGCCCATCATCGCTGGCGCATCGCTGGCATTGCGTTTGGTGCGCCGGTAGGCCAGCCATTCGGGGCTACCTTGCTTCAGCAACGCGGGCGGTCGGTCGGTCAGCACGGCGCTCATGGCGCCACCGCCGGCTCGAGATTGCGAATCGCCTGGGTCTGCGCTTCGGTGAGCCGCCCCTTGGTGGTCGCGAAGTCGATGATCTGGTCGTGCGTGGCGCCGGCGTTGACGGCTTCTTGCCACTTCACCATGCGGGCTTCGAACTTGTCGTCGGGCCAAGTTGGCAGTTCGGGCTCTTCGGCAGCGGCACCACGGCGGCGCTCGGGGTCGCCGCGCGCGTCGCCAGCATCGTCGGCGCCGCGCAGGCCAGCCTCTTCGTCCTCGCCGCCGGTGGCAGTGCCGGTGATTGCCAGCAGCGACTGCCGCTTGAGGTAGCTGGCCGTCACCTGCATGTTCTGCGTCGGCGTGTTGGCGGTCAGTTCGCCTGGCGGACCTTCTAGCTCGACCACTTCCTGATGGCCGTCGGCGTGCTCGAGGTAGCACGTCACGTAGACCCACGGAATGTCGCTCTCGACCCCTTTGTCAGACCACTTGCGAGAACTGAATTTCTGGTCGTGGCGGAAGCCGAAGCCGTGCCTGGACAGCGCCGGTGACAGCATGCCGGTGACAACATGGTATTCGGCCTGATCAAACGAGCCCGCACGGCCGCGGTCAACGTGTCTCGTCTTAGGAATGACGATGTTCTCTCCGCGAAAGGACGCAAACCCACGGCGGAAAGCCAGCACAGCTTGGCGGGTGCGCTCGCGCTCCTGCGCCTGCTCCCATCGCTCCTGCATAGCCATCAAGCGCTCCAGTCGGTCCAGGTCACCGTCGTTGCGGTCCATGGCCATGCGCAGCAGATCACCCGGGGTGACGACGGCGCCAACTTGCGGCCCCGCCACAGCGATGGCATGCTGTTCAGGCTCAACGAGTTCAAGTCGATGGGTTGACTGCACGACATCGGTTTCGCGAACGTTCATTTGATGTGTCCCCAGTTCTTTCCATTGATTGCACGGTGCGCCGCCATGACGCTCACGCCGCAGTCGGCAGCAATGTCGCGATAGACGCGACCGCTAGCGCGCATGCGCCGCATTTGCAAAACGTCTTGTTCGCTCAACTTGGCTTGCGGATGCCGCTCGCCGCGCGGGCTGGTGCCGTGCTCGTTCTTGTCTGCGTGGTTGGCTGTGCGCGTATCCCACCTCAGATTGCCAAGTCCGTTATTGGTGCTGCAGCCGTCGCCGTGACACGCATCAAAGCCCGGCGGTCGCGAACCGACGAAAGCCTCCAAAACCATGACATGCACATAGTGCGTGCGTTGATGGCCGACGGCGTCGGTCAGACGTAGGGTCGGATAGGGCATCTCATTGCTGATGCCGGGGCGCAGAATCCTTGTGCGCGTCGTGTAGGGCCCGGAATTGCAGCGCTTCACCACTCTCGGATTGCTTCGAATGCGGCCGGCGTCGCTCACGTCGTAAAGGCCTTCATAGCCTTTCACGGGAAGCCAGCGCTCAAGTTCTCCCATGCGGGAC